TAATGATAACAACTTCTTTTTTAAAGTCTTATGCTTTCTAAATTTCTTGACCCACATAGGTAAGTCAATATAGCAAATTTTAATTTACAGTCAATGTTCCAGAAACTGTAAATGTAGCAACAGAATGACCACCAACACAAGTAACTGAGTTAGTTCCTGGTGTTACACTTAATGGGTGTCCTGCAGGTGATCTTACAACTACAATACCTGATCCACCTCTAGATCCATATTTAGATCTTCCACATGGAGATAAATAAGTTGGTGCTCCATAAGACGTAGGTCCGCCCGTACCTCCGCCACCACCGCCTCCGGTGTTTGCTGTTCCTGAATAAGCTAATTCACTTGGTGCTCCACCAGCGCCATTTCCACCGCCACCAGCTCCTCCAGTTCCACCAGATATACCTGGATAACCTCTATCTGTACCAGAACCACCGCCACCAGCGTAAGATACATCTGATCCTGTAATTGTATTTGGTGCTCCATCTCCACCAGCTACACCTGGGTATCCAGACCCGCTTGATCCGCTAGCAGTAGCACCACCACCGGCACCACCACCTCTATTGTCAGGGTTTCCTCCATTTCCTCCAGAATTTCCTTCTGGTGGTGAAAAACCTCCAGCATTACCAGATCCTCCTGGTCTTTTTTGACTTATTGCACTAGGCCAACCTCCAGAACCTGATCCTCCAGGTCCTCCTCTTCTTCCATTGTTTGCATTCCATGGATTACCACAAGATGCATTTAATGGATAGGCACCACCTGATGATTGAATTAAAACGGTACATCCTTGTTTAATTGATGATACGTTTCCATAACCTTC